TTAATGTAAGATTAGTAAAAACAGCATCACCTGGAGCGTAAATAATAGCACCTTGCTTTAATGTTTTACCACTTAAACCTATTGAAGATAAATAGTCAGTTGATGTACTACCATTCAATCCACCTGTTAAAGTGCCTACTACTGTATCAGCTTGCACGATAAAACAGTAATATTTTTTACCTGTTCTTGCGTTTGTGTTGTCAATATATTCACAACCTCCATTGGCTGTTAATCTTAATGCGTTTGCCATGTCTTTTATTTTTTAAAGTACCATTATTTTTGTTCAATGTAACCAAATCTAATTTCTGTTTGTGGATAAAGTAAGTCATAAGCATAAAACTCTTTTAATCCATCATACTTACCGCCATAATAATAAATGTTATATTTATTAATTATTTTACCGTCTATTTCTATTGGTTCGTTTTTAATCTTATAATACATTTTAATAACCTTTTATGTTGAATGAATACATTACACTTATTGGATTTATAAACCAACCAGGATTAGTTATTTGAATTATTAAACTATCATTCAAAGCATTAGCTAATGATGTTCTAAAATATAATTGATTTATTCTTTCACTATGTTTTATAGTTCCTAATATTTGTTCTGTTGATTGAGTTATATTTTGAAGTTTAACAGTTGAATTTTCTGTGCTTCCTAATGTTGTTCTAACAAATACAGTTACATAAATATCATAAATACAATTAGTCTTAATACTTTTAAAAGGTATAGTATTAGTTGTTTCAGGTGCAAAATTATTTAAAGCACCTGAATAATAAACAGAACCATCTGCAGGATTAACATTTGATGTATCAGCATATAATTCAAAACTATATAATGGTGCTGGTGTATAACCTAAAACCGTAACAATTGATTTATTTTCATATCTTGTTGTTCCTGAACTCCAAAATATACCATCGTTATTTGTTGGTGTTGGTAAATAACAATCATGAAGCTCATTAATTTCATAACCATTATCAATCTTAACGTAAATTTTCCCTTGGTTAGCATGAGCGTAAACAACATAACCTAAACGTACTCCGTGATTTGGAGCTGTTGGTTTAACTTTTGTAATTGCACCTGGAGTTGTAGCACTTAGAAATAAAGCATCCCCATCTGCCCATGTTTCACCTTGTAAACTTCCTGTTGTATTTATTCCAGTAATTTCACCAATAACAGTTAATTTACCACTTTGATTTTTATTTATATTTTCAAATACTACTCCAATAGTATCTGCACTGTTTGAATCACTATCAGCTAAAGCATAATCAACTGCTAATCTTTGCCCTTGAGCAGTAATAACCTTCATTACTTTATAACCACTCGCTAAAAGATTATCTGCTGACTTGTTTACTACTGTTAAAAATAAGTTTTCAGGATAACTTGTTCCACCACTACCTTCTGGCACATAGTCCAATTGTGACCACGTTTGAACTCCATCTCCTATTTTAAAACGTTGTTGGTCTGTGCCACTATAAAAAACATCACTTGTAAATGCAACTTCACCGGCTGCTAATATCGGGTCATTAGTAGCCCAATTTGCTGCTGTATCTCTTCGTAATTGTATCTTTGCTGTTAATGTACTCATGCTTGAACTATTGTATTGCTATATATTGTAGAACTTGAACCGCCATCTATTGTACTAACTACTAAAACTTGATAAGTCTCACCGCCTTTTAAAGTAGTTATTGTGTTTCCGTTTTGATCTATAATAGTTACTAAGTTTGAAGTACCTACATTAGTAATAGTTGAATCAAAAGGTATTTGACAAGTATCGTATTTAAAAGGTTGTTTTAACTGAACATCAAAATAATAACCTGCATCTTCATCGTCAAATCGTGGCTCACTAAAAGGATTTAACGTGATATTATCAGTAATTAATTTCCAACCGTAAATAGTTGAGCTTAGTTGAGAAATAACATCTAAACAAATTTGTTGCATATCACTAAACAACTCCAATTCATTCTTTTTGCCTTTGATTAGCCTATCCATTATGTATATTCTTAATACATAAATATAGGCATTGCCTTGAACTTGCGGAGCTTCATAATCAACCCACATTGCAGGATAATTTGTAATCCCACTTGTTGCAAATTCAACTACACTACCATTACCAAATGAATTGATTTGATAGTGAGCGTTTGCAATGTTATTTAGATTCTTTATTGTTTGGTTTAATGTTATCATTCAAATATTTTTTCAATATTTCAATTTTATTGAATAGCTTATAACCACTTTTTTTTGGTTTAGTAGCGTTTTCTTTTTTCAAATTTTTCTTCATAACTAATATATCTTTTGTTACGACCTAAAAAAATTCCATTATCGTAAGCGTAAAGCTGAGGTACAATAGTATCAAAGCCACTGCCAGGATTATCGTATAATGGATAACTACTTGAATTTTCCAACAAATACTCAATTAACCTATTTGTGTGATATTGTGCTTTGTCAGTAACTAAATTCATAAACTGATTTAATTCAGAATAATCAACTCCCGTACTATTGTCGCTGTTTTTTCTTACTATATTCTTATTAGTTACCTTGTAAGTCAAAAAAGGTGCAGCTTCAACCATAGTCCACCACTTTAAAGCTGGAATAATATAATCATCTAACAAAGTAGTATTTAATGCTGTTAAACTACCACTTTGTACTTGACTTATAATTTCATTGTAAAGCCCTGAGCCAATATAGTTACGTATATGTATTTTTTGAGCTTCTTCAATTGAAATACGGATATATTTTTCATCTACATTAGGATCAACAAATGTGTAGTCCTTAATGTATGTTGCTGTTAATAATAATACTGTTGCCATTATTTTTTAGTTTTTACAACGTTAGCTTGCCATATATGTCTGCAAAATGGTGTTCGTGCTTCGCCACCTTTACGAGTCCACCAACCACCTCTAAAATTCCAAACATCCCATCCTACTATTTTGCTGATTTGTTCTATTTGCGCCCTTGAGTACATTTTATTTGCATCCAAAAGTTTAACACAAAACTCTCTGCTATTTCTTTTATTTGGTTTTACTCCTGGTCTCCATTCGTATGAGTACATAATTTTAAAATCTTCAAACTCATTACCTATCTTATTAGCTTGTCTAATTGCTGAAGATTTAGGCACACGAATAACTTTTTTATCTCCCCCACTTACTTTCTCTTTTACGCTTATTTGCTCTTCATCTATTAAACTTTGTATTAAGTCAGCTACTCTATCCTCTTTAATTCTTAAAGTGTCTGCAATTGTCTTATTTTCCATTAATGGGTCTTTGTCTAACAATGCAACTATATCTCTTTTTAAACTATTGCTTAATGGTGAAATTTCTGCAAATTCAAACTTGCCATCTTCATTCATAAACTTTTGTTCATAAAATTCAAAAGCATCTTTATCTTCACCAAACATTTTAAAGATTTCAATTATTTCATCTATTTCAGATACACTTTTAAATGAATGTTCGCAGCAAGTATCTTCTAATTCAGGTTCACAAAATCTATGAATAGCACTTGAAACTATTGGCTTAACTTCCTCTTCAATCGGAGGTAATCCATACATTTCACGTACTTCGTTTTTAGTCATTACCTTAATCTTTTCTTCAATAGGTAACTGTTCTTCAATAGGATCTAATTCTTTTAAATAAATACGATTTGCAAATCCTTTTAACTTCAATAAATAGTTAAAATCTTTTTCAATTTCTCTTTGATTTGGTATTATATAAGTTGATTTGTAAAGTTCATAAGAATCATTTATTTGGTCTTTATTTCCTAATTCTCCAGGTGTTTTTATTCCTACTAACATTGGATTGGGAATGTGATGCCCTATTATTAATTCTTGAATAACTTGATCGTTTAATTCAGTTAATTGAGCATCTACATTTTGAGGTGTTAAATGTTCAATTGTTGGAGCTGTTTCTCTATTGCCACTAAAAGAAATTAGTAAACTGTTGGCTCTGTCTGTTCCGGTAAATTTTTCTTTTAAACGTGCTTCAATTTCTTCTTTCTCTTCTTCGGTTGGTCTGCCATTACTAAAGTTTAAAATCGTGCCTGCATTAAAGCCACTTTTTATAGCATTCAATCTATAATTAGATAACTCAACATCTATCTCTGCATAAACAGCCGAAGCTACATAGTCAGGTAATGGATAAGCATCTAAGTCTGGTCTGTATTCTTTACTTACAAATATTTGTCTTGGACTTGGTTTCTCAGGATCGAATAAAGGAATATATTCTAAGTCGGTATCTTCAGGTGTTTGTTTTTGTTTAGACCAGTCCTTTGAATACCAATAACCTTCAGCATCTTTTGCTTTTCTTAAATTATTATAAGGGAAATGTAATAACTCAAAGTTATTCCCTGCTTTATTCCAAATAACCTCTAAATAATAACCTCCAAATAACTTTTTATCTAATACACATTTTTTAACTATATCTTTTAATGTATCAAAATTAGTATTCTCTTTATTTAAAAAGTCATTTGCTCTCGCTATATCTTCAATTGATAAACTATCACTATCAAACCCAACACCAGCGCCACAAATGTAAAGTACCTTACCGTTAATAAAAGCGTTATGCTTAGAAGAACGATTGTACAAATAAAGCAAATAAGCTGGGTAATTATTGTAATAGCCATCTCTTTCAGCTCCATAAATAATCCACTCTTTTGATTTCTCTTCTTTAAATACAGGTGTTTTATGCGCCTGTAGTTTTAAGTTAATTACATCGTATATATTATTCTCCATAAGTTATAATCGTTTTACTTTGATTATCGTATTCATT